CCACAGGGCCACCTGCCCCGCCGCCGCGGTGACCGTCACCCCCCGGAAGTCGAGCAGCCCCACGGTCGCCGTCGCGGCGTCCACGTCCCACCCGTCGTCGACCGGCGGCCGGGTCCCCAGGATGGACACCGTGGGGACGGTCGCCAGTCGGCGGGGCGACGGTCCGACCGGGTCGACGTACGCCACGGTCGCCATGACCACGCGCCGGGTGCCGTTGTCGATGGACACCTGCCCGCCGCCCGTGCCGCTGGACGTCTCGACCTCGACCGTGAAGTCGAAGTCCACCACGACCCGCTCGTCCAGGAACGGCTCCGTCCGCGAGTAGCCGTACACCGCCCCCACGGCGTCGGGGGACGTCGCCGTGTGCTCGACGACCTGCCGGCCGGCGGACACCGACCCGTGCCCGAACGCCTCCTCGACGAACCACCCGTCGACCGGGACGTCGGGCGTCGTGCCCGTCGGGACCGTGACCGTGCTGCCCCGGTAGTGGTACGTCGTCGCGTCCGGCTGGACGCCGACCCGGACGAACGCCCACTCGGACGTGCCGGTGCCGTGCCGGGCCGCCGACCCCCAGAACGCCGCCCCACCCTGCGTCGGCAGGGTCAGGTGGGTGTCCGCCGGCTCGGCCGTCGTCGGCAGCCCGGCCACGGCGATGGTGGACGACGGGACCGCCCCGCCCAGGTACAGCACCGTGTCCCGCGTCACCGTGTCCGCGACCAGCCGCAGCGACACGGGCTGGAGGTCCCACCGGACCTCGACGACCGCCGTGGCGTCCCGACCCCCGAACGCGTCCGGGTCGGCGGGGAACGCGGGCGACACGGACACCGTGTACGAACCGGACCCGTCGTCCAGCACCCCGCACGCCAGCACCTCGTACACGCCCGCCTGCGCCCCGGAGGGGATGCGGAACCGGACCGTGTCCCCACGGGACGCCGCCGCCGCGAACACCCGGGACGACGTACGGAACGTCGTCGCCCCGACGACCTCGATGGCGGCGGTGGGGCCGACCTCCCACGACGCCGCCAGGTCCGGACGGGCCGCGTCGACCAGGACCCCGACGTGCTGCATCCCGTCCACGACGACCGGTCCCGCCAGGTACAGCCGGTCGTCGTCGTGGAACCCCACGACCGGGCCGACCATCGCCCCCGACCCGACGTACCCGGGCCGCACCAGGACCTGCGCCGCGACGCTGACCGCGGACGGGAACCGGACGTCGATGTCCCGGACGTACAGCGCGGGCGCGTCCGGGGACGCGTCGACCAGGACGTACCGCCCGACCAGCGACCCCGTGCCCGGCGCCCCCGCGTCCACACCCACGATGCCCCACCCGTCCGCCGACGGGGCCACCGTCCCCTCGTACGACACGAACACCGGGTCCGGGGTGGCCTCCAGGTCCCCCCGCGCGATGGCGTTCGGGTTCTGGCCCAGGAGCAGGGTCGTCGGGGACCCGAGCAGCGCGGAGTACTCGCGCTCGAACCCGATGTACCGGGGGCTGAACTGGTACGGCTGCGACCGGGGAACCGCGCCGAGCACGACCCCGTACGGGAACCGCATCAGGTCGGGTGCCCCCGGGTGCCCGGGGGGCAGCGGCGACGGACTGCCGACGCCGGACTGCTGGCCGATGGCCAGGTTCCACTTGCCGAGGACCAGGCCCCCCGTCCCCAGGATCATGGGGAACGCCGGGGTCGCGAACCAGGCGTAGTCCACCTCGACCGTCGTCGTGCCCGGCGGCGTCAGCGGGATGGGGACGGCCGGGTAGACCTCGCCCAGGTACGGGTTCACCCCCGACAGGGCCACCGGGACCCCGTTGACGCGCACCGTGACGTCCGCGACCGTGGCCGGCGTCCAGTCGCCCCAGTCCCGGACCAGCGGCCCCCGCTGCGTCAGCAGCGTCGCCCGTGCGTTCGCCGACGACCCGACGAACGGGGACGACAGCCCGTGGACGAAGTTCCACGACGCCGTGAACACCGTGGACGACGCCGTCAGCACCACCGCGTCCACCGCGAACCCGGACACCGCACACGCCGGACCCAGGACGAACGTCGCGCCCGGGTTCGTCGTCGGCACCCCCGTCAGGAGGGACTCCGCGGCGGACACGACCGGGTCCCCGTCCACCAGGACCGCGAACAGCCCCGCCAGCGCGTTCCGCAGCATCGTCACCGTCACCGGACCCGACGACCAGTCGACCGGCACCTGCGCCGTGTACGCCCCCGACGTCACGTCCAGCACGTCGATGCCCGACACGCGGGCCACGGCGACGGACACCTCGACCGCACCGTCCGAGAACGTCACGACCGCCAGCGTCCCGTCCACCAGCGCCGGTGCGACCGTCGCCACCGACGCGTCGAACGACACGTCGACGCGGAACGTACACCCCGGCACCACGCGGCCGGACGTGTCCTCGAACGCCCACCCGTACACGTCCCCCAGCGCCTTCGACAGCACCAGGTCGCCCGACGCCACCGACGACGTGCCCGTGCCGACCTCGACCCCGTCGAACCCGACGGCCGCCGACGGGAGTTCCGACCCGTCGTACTCCACCGACGAGGACGGGCCGACGACCAGTCCGTAGTTGGTCGACGTCATCCCGGACAGCGCGACCGACACCCGACTGGCATCCCCGCCCACGGGGGTTTCGACCCCCGTGACCACGGGGACCACGGGGTAGTCCGTGTCCACCCCGTACGACTGGACGCTGCCCGCACCCGGCGACCAGACCGACTCCGGGACGAGGTCCTCCGACACGTCGACCAGGACGTGGGTGCCGTCGACCGCCGCCGCCGTGGCACTCGGGGATGTGCCCAGGGACCGGAACGCCGTCGACGCGGTCCCCGGCAGGAACGTGTTGCCGTTCACGTCGACCACCGGACCGACGACGGTCACGGTGTACGTGCCGCCCAGCGTCGTGCCCGTGTGCGTCAACAGGACCGTGGTCGACGTCCCCACCGCCACCGCCGTCACCGCCACCGGCACGCCCAGCGTGGCGACGACCGTGTACGACGCCGGGTCGAGCAGTGCCGCGTCGGGGACCATCGCCTCGCTGAACGCGACCTCGACGGTGAACCCGTCGAGGGACTGCGCCCCCACCACCCGCGGGGGTTCCACGTCGATGCTGCCGTACGACGACAGCCCGTAGGCGGACTCGCCGTACCCGCCCGCGACCGGGACGGACGGGACGGACATCACGCCCACCCCGTAGCTGTAGGACGCCCCGCCGAACCCGTAGTGCCCCCCGGGACCCGCCGGGATCGGGAAGCCCGACCCGCTCACGGGACGACCCGCCCCCCGACCACGACGCGGTGCCCGGATCGGCGGTGCGATCCGCGTCCGGGGTCCCGTGCTGTGGTCGGGGGGGTCGACATCTTCATCTCATCTGCCTACACGTCGGACGGTGGGGATCACCAGGCGGTCGGGACGACGTACTCGACCAGGATGGAGATCGTGCCGACGGTCGGGGTGCCGGACACCGTGACCAGGAGCTTCTGGTCGGAGCCCGACCCGCCCGTGGTCTTCATGAGCGAGAACGGCGTCGTCTCGTACGAGTCGACGGTCTGCGGGTCGTTGTCGCCCGTGCCCATGAACCGGGCGGCCTGGCCCGCCTCGTCGGTGCCGACGGTGATCGTCAGACCCACGTCGATCGCAGTGGACACGGACACGACGCAGCGCATGATGACCGCGTTGTTCGGGATGAACGCCGCCGACGTGTAGGTCGCCGCGTACGACCCGGACGCGATCCGCACGGTCTTGACCGTGTTGGCCGTGGTGGGCGGGTTGTTGTTGATGTAGTTGACCGTCGTGAGGGCCTGCGTGTCCGTGGTGAGCGGATCGGCGGCGAACACCTTGGCGTTCGCCGCGTCGGCCGCGTCACGGAACGTGACCTGCCCGCCCGCGGAGGCCTTGATCTGGGCGTTGGCGTTGACGAGCGCCGTGGCGAACTGGCTCTGGTCCGCCTTGATGTTGGAGTACGCCGAGTCGCCCGCGTTGCGGATCTCGATGACGCCGGCGTTGTTCTTGATCTTGGGGCCGCCCTTGGCGATCTGGAAGGCGGTCTGGAAGGTGCCCGCGAGGCGAGAGAGAATGGGCATGACGGATGAATCCCCCCGTTACGGAGTGTGGACGAGCACGAATACAACCCCGGACCCGACCGTGCTCGCGGCCGGGGTGAGGGTGAGGATCACATTCGTCAGACCGGACGAGGGGTAAGTCTCGTCGGAGATGTAGTCCGCCGCGACGGCGGGGTCGTTGTCCCCCGCCGTCTGGAGCGCGTCGGGAGTCCCGGTGACGCCCACCTCGACCGTCGCGGTCGGGTCGTCGAACGGCGTCGAGATGAACACGCGGGTGTGTAGGACGTACGCCGTCGCGCCCAGCGGACACACGATGGCGGGGGACGCCGTCGCGACCGTGAACGGCAGGGAGAAGATGGCCACCCCGGACCCCGACGCGGCGATGGCCGCCTCGAGGGTCTGGAGGTTGTAGTTCTGGTCGTTCGCCCACCCCTCCGGCGACGCGTCGACCGGGATGATCCCCGTCGCGTCCCGGCGCTCGCCCGCCGCGACCAGGCGGAGGTTCAGGCTCGGCGTGAGCACGCGGAGGCGGACGTACTGCGTCGACTCCGACATGAGGCCCACGTCCACCGTCAGTCGGACGAGGTACGGGCCGGGCAGGTCCGGGGTGAAGTTGCCCGGGGACACCGCCGTCGAACTCCCGGAGAAGGCGGCGGTCGACCCGTCGGGGACGAACGACAGCACCCAGGCGTACGTCGTCGCCGGGGAGAGTGCGGACACGTTGACGACGTCCCCGACGACGACGTCGTCGCGGGATGCGTCGTCGACCGGCAGGATGCCGTTCCGCAGACTTCGGATGGATGCCGCCATCGGCCGAGGGCCTCCCAGGTCAACCTACCCGTGCCGGGCGTATAGGGCCGCAACCCGCCCCCGATGCGCCATCGAAAGTTTCCGCACCGAAGCGGGTCCAGTTCTCCACGCTGCGGGGTATTGCGATGCGTCGGAGCGCAGAGGGCGCCCCGCGTACCCGGAGATGAACATGGACACCATCCTGAAGTCATTCCTCGCGAACCTCGGCGCGCACCTCGGAGGGTCCGCGCAGGACGCCGCGGTCGAGTGCGTCCGCATCGCCACAAACGTCCCGTCCCTCGCGGGCTGCCTGCCCAAGGATGCGGGCCCGCAGGCGACCAAGGTCGCCCTGGACTTCCCGGCCCCCGCCCCCGCGTCCGACGAACTCGCGGATGCGAAGGCCACCATCGCCCGCCTCGAGGCCGAGATCGCGGCCCTCCAGTCCGCCCCCAAGGCGGCCAAGGCCCCGAAGGCCCCCAAGGCGGCCAAGGCCCCGAAGGCCCCCAAGGCGGCCAAGGCCCCCGGATCGCAGGACCAGGGGAAGCTCAAGGGCCTCAGCATCGACGGCGCCGACACCCCCGTCCGCTCCTGGCGTGCCGGCGCGATGCACATGCTCGAACTCGTCGTCGTCGCCGGCAAGAAGGGCGACGTCCCCGAAGGGTGGTTCCGTGACGAGTCGAGCGAGCGCACCGTCACCCTGCCCAGCGGTTCCCATGCCTTCGCCTCCATCGTCACCGGGGAGTGCGAGAAGCGCATCCGCAAGGCCGCCGAGGTGCTCGGCCTGAGCGTCACCCTCCGCGTCGAGGCTGCGGACGGCACGACCCAGGACGTGGCCCTGTAGTCCGAACGGGTGCCCGAACGACGACGGGGGTGGTACGGAACGGTCCGGCCACCCCCGCCCGCGTCTTCAGGTCCAGAACTGGATGGACGCGTCCTCGCCCACGACGACCTGCGGGGTGCGCACGCCGAGGCGGTCGACGTCCACCGCGTACGTCTGGCCCGTCGCGGGCGTCAGTCGGCGGTCGAGGATCAGGGTGCACGGGGCGACCCGCAGACCCCGACACGGACCCGGCGCGGAACCGACGGGACCCCCGTTGTTCCCCAGCAGGACCGCGACGCGGTACGACCCGGTGTTCGGCCCGGACGCGAACGTGATGACCTCCCCGTCCACGCACGGGGACAGGTCCGCCGACGGGTCGACGTCCACGACGTCCCCGCCCGCCACCGTCGCCACGCCCGTCAGCCCCGTCGGGCTGGTCGTGTAGGCACGCGGCGTCGGGTCGGTCGCCACCCGCAGCCCGCGCACGGACACCACGCGGCGCGTCTCCCCGTCGTTCGGCCCCCCGGCGGTGCGGAGGACGGCCCCCGGGACCACGTTGGCGAACGTGCGGGTCAGGTCCGTGAACGCCGTCCGCTCGGATGCCGACACGAACCCGGACGCGCCCCGGACGGCCTCGGCCCCGCCGCAGTACCGACGGGTGTCCTCGTACCCGTACTGCGACATCGCCCACGAGTAGGCGTCGTCCGTCGGACTCGTCAGTTCGTCCCGGAGGAGGTTGGCGTACGTGTACAGCGTGTGCGCCGGGCGCAGCGCGGTCAGCACCCGCACCACGTTGTCGCGCAGGGTGAACGGGTCGCCGCCGATCCCCTCGACCAGCACGTCGAACGAGAACGTGTCGAGGTTCGTCCACTCCGACCCGGGGGTGCGGGCGTCGATGAACCGCTCGACGACCGTCACCGTGGATCCGGTGAGCAGTTCCACGCCGCCCTGCACGGACGCCTTGGTCGCGCCCAGCAGCAGGAGCCGCACCATCCCGCGCAGGAAGTCCCGGTACAGCCGGTCCCCGTCGATGACCGGGATGCCCCCGTCCGACGTCGACGACGCGGGGAACACCAGCGACCCGAGGACCTCCCACAGGTACTCCGACCGGAGGAGGTCGAACTCCGCGTCGCGGAACACCTCCGACGCGGTGATCTGGAAGTCCGCGATGCGCTCGGCGAGCGCCTGGAACTGCAGCGTGTAGAACGGTCCGTTGACGGTGGCGACGTAGTTGGACGCCAGGTTCGTGCGGAACAGGGACATGATCTGTCCCACGAGTTCCCGCCGCCGATCGACGTACTCCTGGCCGACGTTCCCGACGGGGTTCGGGTTCTGCTCCGACAGCACCGGGGCGACGGCGGGGTTCAGCGTACCGGGCGGGGGGTTCGTCGCCACGTCAGCGGTCCTCGTCGTACGTGATGACCAGGCCGTCGTCGGCCAGGGTCAGGTACTCGGCGGGGCCGGGGTCCATGTCGTACACCCGCGCGTCCACGCCGACCCGGTACGTCGCCGTGTACGCGTGGTTCGACGGGGCGTCGTCGACGGTCGTGGACACGACCACCCGTCCACCCGTGATGGCGGCGCGGGCCGCGAGGATCTCGGCCTCGGTCGTGTGGCCTTCCGCACGGAGCGTCGCGTCGTCGGTGAGCCCCGGGACGACCACCCCGTCGGCCCCCACGATGTACGCCCGCCCCGCGCCGCGCACCATCTCGACGTCGGGGGACGTGTTCACCAGGGTCATGTCGACGTCGTCCTGCGTCACGGACCGGAAGTTGGACCCGGACCCCCCGGCGTCCTGGGGGACGGCCGTGAGCGCGTCCGTCAGCAGCCACACGGACACCGTCGCGCTCGACCACGCGGACAGGTACACGCTGTCGCCCACGTCGGCGCTGCGGACCGGGTCGCGGAGGATGGTGCTGTTCTCTGCGACGGCCATCCGGGTCAGCGGCACGATGACGTACGACACCCCGGGCACGGACTCGACGGCGGCGATCACGTCCGACTGGCGGAGGGGGTCGCCCAGCCGCCGCGCGTCGAACAGCGCCGCGACGGCGGACTGCACGTCTGCGTCCACCCGCGACCGCTGCGCCCCCTGCGCCAGGACGACGGTCATCGTCAGTTCCACCGACCACGGGACGGCCGCCTTGGCGAGGACGTCGGCGGTGACGTGCCGGCGGGCGTCCACCGCCGACTGGACCTGTCCGGGCACCTGGTCCACGACGTACGTGACCGAGAAGTTCTCCCCGTGCTGGTACGACACCAGGACGGGCTCCCCGTCCGCGATGCGCCCCGTCGGGACGCGCACGATGGCGGTGGGCGTCGTCGCGGTGCCGGGGACGACGGCGTAGTCGTAGAACCCGGACGGGTCGCCCGACGTGGCGTACGTCGTCGTCCCGGCCAGGTCCGTCACCACGATGGTGAGCACGTCCACGCCGAGGCTGTCCAGGAACTCGGTGTACTCGCCGACCATGGTGTGTTCCTCGTCGGTGACCTGGACGACGCCGCCGGACGGGATGCCCCCGGTCGGGACGATGCGCAGGGCGTCCGACGCCAGGGTCGACCCCCCGAGCAGCAGCGGGTCGTCGGGCCGGTACACGGTGAACGTGTCGTCCGACAGGCTGCCGCTGAGGGTGCCGACGACGGACGTCACGGACACGACGGGCTGCCGGCGGAACACGTAGTCGTTGCCCCGCGCCCGCCGGTAGTCCCCCAGCACCACGTCCGTCAGGGTCACGACCGGCTGCGGGATGGCGGTGTCGAGTTGCACCGTGTCGTACCGCACGATCGTCGCACCGGTCAGGTCGAACACCTCCCCCGTCGTCGCGTTGCGGAACGCGTACCCGATGGTCGGGGCGTCGAGCAACTGGACGATGGGCGTGGACTCCGACAGGTCCGGGTCCACGGCCCGGAAGCGCAGGTCGGAGACGTCCCCCACCACCTCGAAGTGGACGTCGTTGGCCACGTCGTACTGGAATGCGAACACGTCGGTCACCGTGGCCCCGGCATCGCCCTGGACCCAGACGTCGACCTTGCCGCCGATGTGCCGCCCCTCGTACAGGTCCCGCATCATCAACTCGTCGCCGGCCGACACCACGCTGGCCCGCAGCACCCCGGCGACGTCGGCCGCCGTCTGCAGGTACCCCTGCTTCGTGCCCGAGTCGACGGACGCCAGTGCGTTGCGGGCGCGTGCCGCGAGTTCGGCGTTGGTCTCCTGGTTCGTGCCGCCGAACATCGCCGACGCGTTCACCACCGACAGCGACGTGGGGCCCGTCACCACCCGGCGCACCTGGCCGGCGGCCACGTTGCCCGCCGAACCGCCCTCCGCCGCCTGCACCGCGACCGTGACCGCGTACCGGCGGGTGACCGGGTCGTAGAAGGACGCCAACTGCGCCAGGGAGATCGTCGCAGACTGGACCACGCCGAACGTCACCGACCCGGCCGCCACCGTGGCACCGACCGGGATGCTGGTCGACTCCGTCGGGCGGCGGGACGTGAAGAACGTCACCTCGCCCCGAGCCGCGCGACCCGGACGACGGAACACCCCGTAGTTCGACGCCAGCGCCTCGAACGACCGGTCGACGATGTCCTGGACGTCCGTGTCGTTGTTCAGGCGGAACGCGGCCTTCATCGCGGACTTGTAGTTGGAACTCGCCACGGGGATGGACGTGCCGGACCCCGTCGGGTCGTCGACGAGGAGGAGGGCGGCGAACGACTGTGCCCGGTGCAGGAAGTCCACGATGAACCGCAGGCGTTCCGCCTCGTTGGCGAACGGGTCGATGAACGTGTCCCGCAGCACCGACCCGGGGTCCACCCGCAGTTGCGGGTTCGTCCGCAGGATGGACGCGATGGTGTCGCGCACGATGACCTGCCGCGACACCACGGGGAACGACCCGACCTGGGCCGACACGCGCAGCGGGTTGCCCGCGACCTCCGCGCTGAAGGGGGACTCGACCTCGGACTGGATCGACTCGTCGTAGTAGACCGCCGTGACGACGTAGTAGAGGGGGACCGTCTCGTCCAGGGTGGCGAACGACGACACGAACACCGTCGGCGGGGTGGACGTGGCGGTCGCCGTCCGGGAGTGCTCGAACGAGTACGACGTGAACACGCGGACCGACACCACCGACACGGTGGTGCGCAGGCGGACCGCCGTCTCTGGCACGGTGAACACGGACGCCATGTCGTCGGACAGGACGTTGCCCGACTCGTCCCGCTGCTGGCCCGTGATGACCGCGTACAGCGGGTCCGCCGCCGGGGACCCGTCGGGGTTCCGCTCGACCAGGTACTCGTTCTCGGACGACCCGACACCGGCCGTCTCCTCGACGGCCGACCCCGTGGTCACGGTGTCGATGTTGATGCGGGTGTACCCGGTCGTCCCACCCCCCGCCGCGTCCGCCGCGTACACGTTGATGCCGACCAGCGTCCCCGCCGCCGACGCCCCGGGCTCGCACGACACGACGATCGACCGGTCCCGGCGCAGGACCGACACGTTCGTCGGGGACGGGGCCAGGGCCGACACGCCCGGCACGTAGGTGATGGTCGCCGTCGCCGTGTTCGACACCACCCCGGACAGCGCGACCGACCGGACCGCCACCGTGTTGACGCCGGGGGTCAGGTACAGCCCGTCCGGGTACGCCGCCGGGTTCGGGACGGTCCAGTCGATCCCGTCGAACACGACCAGGTCCGGGTCGGCGTCGAACGCGCCCCCGTTGATCGACACCTCGACGGCGACCGCGTTCGCCGTCGACACCGTCCCCGAGAGGAACCGACTGCCGGAGTTCGTGCTGAACACGAGGACCGTGCGGGCGATCCCGTCGGGTCCGAAAATGGTGGGGGTGTCCGTCGCCATCCGTCGGTGCCTCGCCCCCACCGGTGGGGGATAATGACCCTACCGCAGGCCGACGGCCTGGGTGCCGAGGCTCAGCCCGTTCGTCCCGGCGAGCGCGACCGCACCCGGGGCCGTGTACACGATCGACACCTGCACCGGCCTCGCCGATGCGTTGGTCACCGTCACGTCCACCAGGAACACCGTCGGGTCCTCCACCGACTGCGTCACGTCCACCGAGTTCACGGTGTAGAGCCGCTCCTCCAGCGTCAACTGCTGGAACTTCGCCTGTGCCCGCTGGGACAGCGTCACGACCCGCAGCGCATCGTGCACCTGGGTCTTGATGTCGGACGCGGTGGTCGACACCGCCTTCCGGCCGATGGAGTCGACGATGCCCGTCCCGTACGTCGGGAAGTACGCGTTCGACCCCGTGCGGGTCAGGATGATCTTCAGGACCTCCTGCACCAGCAGGTCCTCGTTCGCGACCACCAGCGCGTCGCCCTGCAGGTCGTACTCCCAGTCGTTCTCGACGAACGTGCCCGCGCACCGCCGACACCGGACCGGGTAGGTGCTGTACGAGACCTTGAACGACGCGTTGTTGCGCAACTGCTCGCGGAACACCGGGTACCGACCGGCGGGGGACGACGGCTCCCCGACGACGTCCCACCCGGGGTACACGGTCCGGCCGACGGCGCCGCGCTGGACACGGAACCCGACCCACGGGGCACCCGCCCCCGACACCCGGACGAACGACGCGGGTCCGACCGACCCCGCGTCCGTCACGGACAGCGCCCCGTCGACGACCCCCACGGACGCACCGGGGACCACCGCGGTCAGCGCGCGGGCCACGGCCACCGGGTGCACCATCCCGTCCGGACCCGGGACCAGGTCGACCGTCGCCCCGCCCGTGCTGGTCTCGACCGTCAGCGTGCGGTCGCACGCCGGGACGCGGTACGGACCCCGCACCGACCCGGTGAGGGTGGCCGGGTCGTACAGTCCGGCGGACGGGACGAAGAACGCGTCGTTCACCAGGATGCGCGTGGCGCCCGCCGACGCCACCGGGCTCGACGTCCGCAGCGACCGCCGGTCCGACGACAGCGCCACCGGGTCCTCGAGGATCAGGTGCGGACACGGGTGCGCCAGTCGGATGTCCACGCTCACGACGCGCCCCGCACGTACCGGGCCGCGATGCGGACGGCCATCGACCCATTCTTCGCGAACGTCTTGGCCCGATCCATCGTCGTGAACGTGGATGTCTCCCCCTGGGAGTTCTTCGCCGACCACCGGTTGGGGCCGGTGTTCCAGAACTCGTGCGGGCCGTACCGGTCGTCCCCCCACCCGTCGACGGTGGGGGACGACCCGTCGTCGTTGCGGGGACGGCGGGACAGGGTGGGCCTGTCCCTCAGTTCCGCCTCGGTCAGGGCCTTGCCCTTGCCCTTGCCCTTGCCCTTGTCCTTGCCCTTGCCCTTGGACTCGGGATCGTCGAACACGCTCCGGTTGTTCGTGTCGATGTCGATCCCGCCGCGCTCCTCGATCCGCTCCCCCAGCAGGGTCATCATGTATTCGTAGACCGCATCGGTCGTCTCCGGATTGTACACCCGCGCCTTCCCGGAGGCGTCGTACACCACCATCCCCCGGTTCCGCTGCGCACGGGACCACGACCGGTCGAACGACTCGCGGGACACCGAGATGAGCTTCTCCGACCGCTTCGACCGCATCCCCTCGACCTCGGCCAGGGCGGCGCGGGCGGCGTCGTCGGACTCCTGGAGTGCGTCCTCCGCGTCGGACAGTGCCGCCTCCGCTTCGGCGATCTTCTCGGGGTCGTCCAGTTGGTCGATGCGTCTGCGCGCGTCCTCGACGGCGGCCCGTGCGGCGTCCGCGTCGGCGGTGGCCTGGGCGGCATTGAGTTCGGCGTCGGCGAGGGCATCGTCGAGGTCCGCGAGGTCCGCGTCGTCGGACCGGACCTGCGCCGCCCAGTGACGGCTCTCCGCGTCGCGGAGTTCGGCCTCTGCGTCGGCGATGTTGCCCTCCACG